CTTCTTTTACAAGAAAAGGTCTAAATGTTACCTCCTTTTTTGATGACGGTATAGCCGCAGTAAAGGTCGGGGTAACTATTTTTGGTAAAGCCATAATATTCTCCTATCAAGCAAATGGTAATCTAAATTGTCTAATGCCTTGTGTAACAGCATCAAGTATACCGCTAGTTCCACCCAAGACACCTGTATTGGTAAGTATGGATATAGCAGGTGCAAATCCTGCCAAGAAATCTGAACGTCTGATGAAATCTTCTGCAACATATAGAGATTTTAGTGCAGCTGCCTTTGGGTGTTCTTCAGTCGCAATGAAATATTCCATTTGCACGGTCAGTTTTGATACTTGATCACCAGCAGACCAATCAAGTTCAACATCACCAATATTCAAAGGAAATGCTTCTTGAAGATTGACCCTATATTGTGGTTTAACTGATTGTGTTGATCCAAATATATTCACATTAAATGGATCTATGACATCTGCGGTATTTGTAAAAATAGTACCTAAATCACCGAGCGCAAGAGCTTCGCCTACAGAAGTAGCGGCCTCTGATTGGAATTGTGGTGTTTCAGGAAATTGAAGTATGTCGACAGATCCTATGATTTCATCATAAAATGTTGAGTCAAATATACCAACACCCCGTGATCTGCTGCCGCCGCGACGGTATCCCGCACGGCCACCTGATGATGTTGCAAGATCCTGCCAAGCCATTAGCACTTCACGTTCAATCATATTGTCACTTAAAATTATGCGTAATTGCATTGGTTGTTGCATAAACCGATATGGTATATTTCTAACTGGACCATGATATGACTGTTCTATTGTCATCAATGAACGACTAGGCAATGAAGCATGTTCTATTCTAAGAGGCAAAAATGAAGTATCAAAAAACCCACGAAGCGCAGGTGGCATATTCAATAATACAGAAAAATATGAGGGTTTTGCGGTACCACGTTTTCCAATTTCGGCAGAAAATTCTGATACATTAAAACGTCTATTACCCATGGGACTGCCTTTATAATTTGTTATAAGAATCGCGATAGACAGTTTCTCTACTTGCGCCTGCAAATCTATCAAGCGGCATAAAGAGAGCAATGTCCCATGATTTTGGATCTATACGAAAATATCTAGTTTTGACATGTGAGAATAGATATTGCTTTATACAAGGTTTGAACATATGATATTTGGTGACAGATTTTAACAGCTTATATGAAATCTGCATATGAGTTCTATCATCATAATTTTCATCACTTATGACAGTATATAAAGCATCCATCAGTCGTGCACGTAGTCGTAATGGTAGATAATGCATATTCAATCCCATAAACCCAGGTTGGGTTGATGTTCCTGCTGCACGGCCACCAAGTCTTGTCGTATCAAATGGTATCACTAAGGGATATCTGTCATAATATGGTAAATCTGCTTTGGTCTTTGGGTCATAAGCAAACAAATACATCTGACCTATCATAGGCACACTTACCATGGCACTACGATCTTCACCCATTAATGCATTAGGGCTAACACCAACCTTACTGGCCTGAGCGCGAAACCACGTTCTAGACTGTTGGGTTTTGTTAGGTATCATACCTTGTCTCTCACCTTGGGTGAGGATGCTATCAAAGGTATATGCCACCATTATTTTCGACCTAAATCCTTCTCTGTTATAATAACAAATTCCCAATTGCGATCAGCACAATATTCTCGGGCAGCTTTCCACTTCGCAGTATTTATCCCATATTTGGCAACCTCAGTCAAATACTTTCTTGTTGGTTTTCGTGATGTATCATGAGGTATTGGTTGTTGTGTCTGCATAAACGGTTTTACTTCAATCATCTTGATTGCTATTTTGCCAGTTCTATCTTTCATTTTTATGATAAAATCTGGAAAATATCTATGCCACTTACCATCAATTGGTGATTTGTAAGGAACTATGACTTCTTCCGAGGCCCATTCTATAACCGAATCATTTTGATCAAATTCGATCATGATCCTTCGCTCCCATAATGAGCGATAAATTATATTCGTTGGATCTCCCTTATATTTTGAGGGATTGATGGGTTGATATTTGCCTTTGTATGCCATATTTCTATCTAGGCGCAATAAATATTACATATTTTAAGAGGACTATAATTAATGGCATTTCCTGGGGAAACACCTACAGCTGAATTACAACAATTTCAGGGAATGAGACCTGCGCCACCAGCACGTCGCGCGCAATCACTTTATTTTCCAAATGATTATAGAAATATTGATCATTGTGTAACATTTCAAGTTAAAAAATTTGAACGTGTCACAAGAACATCAGCTTTAGCAAATGATCAAACACTTGTAAATCCTAATAGAAATACAAATGCATCTAGACTTTTGACAACTATAACTCTACCCATGCCAAGCATATTTAATACTGAATATGGTGTAGAATATGATGACGCTAAACAAATATCATCGGTAGGTGAACTTGCTGCAACTATGGCATCAATGGCCAGAGGTGGTAATTCGGAGGCGGCCGCCCGATCTCTTGGTCAAGCATTATCACAAATATATGGTGCTGGTGCCGCGGCAGGTGGCATTGGTTCTGCCGCTCAAAATGCTGGTAATGTAATATTGAGACAAATACAAGGTGCCACGCAAACATTAACTCCAGGCGTAGCTGGAGCTGTAGGATTAAGTGCTGCTGCTGGTTTAGCTACTAATGCATCAACATCAGCACAAGCAGTAATTGCAAATTTTCTTGGTGTAGCACGAAATCCTCATAAGGTAGTTTTATTTCAGGGTGTCAATTTTCGTAGGCATGTATTTTCATATAAACTATCACCTAAAAATATTAATGAAGCTCGATCAATATATAAAATTATAAAAGCATTTAAATATCATATGTCACCAAGCTATGGATTGGGTGAAACTCCTACGGCCGCACGAGGACTTTTGGCAGGATTAGGATTTGAAGAAGCTGGTGAAACAACTGGTAATATAACATCTGAGGCAGGATCCATATCACGAGCATTTTTTGAATATCCTGAAGTATTTGATATAAAATTTCAAGGTAGTGCCAGAAATAATTTATTCACTATAGGTGAATCTGTATTAAAAGGGTTTACTGTAAATTACCATCCTATGGCATACCCGGCTTATGTAAGGTCTCTAAATTCGCCAAATGTTTCTTCTCCCGCTGAAGTTGAGATAAGTCTTACATTCCAAGAGACCGATATAGTTACAAAAGAACAAATACAACAATTTGATAGGTAAACCATGCCTCATTATTTCTCAGCTTTTCCGACAATTAATTATGCTTTACCTAGTCTTAACAAGACTAATACGGTCACCGATATCACAAGAAGATTTGTGATCAGAGATTTTTATAAGAAAAACTTATTTTCATTTTTTAAATATGATATTACTGATGGTAATCGACCTGATAGTGTTGCTTATGAGTTATATGGCGATTCTACTTTAGATTGGCTAATATTATTACCAAATGAAATAATTGACCCATATTTTCAATGGCCTTTAGATCAAAATCGATTTAATGAATTTATTAGAAAAAAATATGGTAGTGTATCTACAGCGATGGGCACTATACATCATTATGAACAAATAATACAAAATAGATTAGAGACTGTAAATTCAGACGGTGAAAAGATTTTTGTGCCTGAACGTACTCTTCAGGTAGATCAAACAACATACTTATCACTTTCTGCCAATGCTAAAAAAGAAATCACTGCATATGATTATGAATTAGCTAAAAATGAAAGAAATAGAACAATATCTGTAATTGATATCGTATATGTACCTAGTATAGTGGATAGATTTAGGAATCTGTACATATGACAACGCCTCAACAGGCATCTGGTTCAGGTTTAATACAAGCTTTAACTATAAGATCGGCCACTCAACAGCAATCGCAAATAGATTTCAGACAAATCGCATCTGAAATTAGCTATTATGAATCTATTGACGCACCTGGTTTTACTTTAACTGCAACTCTGCTAGACGGAGCAGGATTTAGAACTGCTGTACCTTTAACTGGGGGTGAAGAAGTATTCTTTTCATTTTCAGATAGCGAACAAAATTCACCCAGAATATCTGGGTCGGCGATAGTATCAAAATTAGTAGATAAGGTTAGAGCAAAAGAAAGTTTAGATTCTTATTCTTTGTTTTTGTATCCAAAAGAACTCATGTTGCATAATTATGAAATTGTGGATACTTCATTTAAATCTCGTAAAATAGAAGATATAGCAAAAACTATAGTTCAAAATCATATTACTCCAATAAACGGTAGAACTTTAACAACAGTAGAACCTACTTTGGGTCAATTTACAACTATTTTTCCTAGAATTAGTCCATTTACAGCATTGAATTATTTGGCCGGAGAAGCTCAATCGGCTGACACAAAAAGTTCATCCAGATATTTTTTCTTTGATACCAACAAAGGATATGTGTTTGCTTCATTGCAATATTTGATGAAGCAACAGATTAAAAGAAAATTTACTTTGATAGAAGAACGTATTCCAGGTGATAGTCAATATGAAAGAAACCGCATAGTATCGATGGAAGAAAGAGTTGCATTTGACTTGGGGGAAGGTGTAGCATCTGGTCAATTAGGAACTCAAATTTTATCATTAGATCCAGTAGCAAAAAGATTTAGATCGACACAATATCTTTATAATAGAGATTATTCATCAATTGATCATATATCTCAGGAAAGAAGACTTACTGCAAGAGTTGCCCAACAATTTGGTACAAGATTTTCTAGAGAAGCTTTTATAGTTACTAATTCTCATCAATCAACTTTACCATATGTTACTGAACGAGAATCTTCAATACAGCAAAGTTATAGAAGACGTCAAGATTTTCTAGGAGTTGAAACTGCTGCGACTGCGGATATTTCATCAAATATAACGGTGATAACAGTTCACGGCGATTCAACCTTACATGCAGGTGATACTATAGAAATTATGGTTCCTATTACAGGAGATAGAACAATAAGAGACCGTGCAATGGATAATCTTGCAAGCGGTAAATACTTAGTTACAGCTGTGGCCCATCGCATTACTACAGGGGGTTTAACATATGTAACTGTTCTTGAATGTGTGAAAGATGCATTTATAAAGCGTGTAGAAAATATAGTAAGGGATAGTTAATATGCCGATTCGTTCACCTGAGTGGATGGGAAACAACGGGTTTGTATGGTTTGTCGGAATCGTCGAAGATAGATTTGACCCTCTTGGTATAGGTCGAGTTCGTGTTAGATGTTTTGGTTGGCACACCGAAAATAAAGAATCACTACCTACATCATCTCTGCCATGGGCTCAGGTTTTGATGCCAGCAAATTCGGCATCTATTAGTGGTGTCGGTTCATCACCAACAGGTTTAGCTGAAGGTAGCTGGGTTGTTGGATTTTTTATGGATGGTAGTACTGCTCAGACACCTATGGTATTAGGATCATTTCACGGTGTTCCTGGTGATGCTGGTAATTCTTCGCAAGGATTTGGTGACCCATACGGAACATATCCTCTTGCTAAAGGTATACCTGATACATCTATGCTATCAATAGGTAATGATGCATATTTGGAGCATCCTAATACTAAAGATCGTATATCCACCAGAGTTACAGATGTGCCTGAGGCCGCAATACGTAAAGCATCATCTGTAGCCTTTGATGATACAGATGATACTACATATGAAACCCCAACTTGGAATCAACCTGAATTACAGGGTCTTACTACACCACCATCATATCCTTTTAATCATGTTCGCACCACTGAATCTGGTCATACATTTGAAGTAGATGATACTGTTGGTGCTAGACGTATACATGAATATCATGCATCTGGGACTAATAGAGAAATTATAGATGATGGAACCAGAGTCACTCGAATAATTGGTGATGATTATGAAATTGTTGTTAGAGATAAAAAAGTAATTGTATTTGGATCATGTAGCGTAACTATTGCTGGTGATGCTAGATTAAGAGTTGACGGTGATTTAATTCATGAAATTTTAGGTAATTATCATTTGAGTGTCAAAGGAGATATGATTTCTAAAATAGAAGGCAATCGTAGCACAGAAATTTTAGGATCAGAGATAACACAGATCAATACAAATGATTCAAAAACTGTTGGTGGTACAAGAAACAGAGTAGTTGGATCAACAACCATAGAAACCTATGGTGATGCCATACAAAAGACCATTGGTGGAAATGTTACAGAGATAATCAAAGGTGACAAGCTTGTTGCAACTTCAGGCAAGACAACACATTTGGCAGGAACATCTATGGAAGTCGGCGCTGGTACAGATATGACATTAGCAGGTAAATCAACAGTGACAGTCAATTCTATAGGTCCAACCACAATCAAAGGTTCAAGAGTGGATTTAAACCCATGATAAAAATATTAGGTATCATATCATGAGCGGAACTAGAACTGCCATAGCTGTCGCAGCGACTGCTGCTGTAGCCGCTCTTGCTTTACGAGAATTGAGATCGGCAAATACTTCACCTGGAGCTACACCAAATTGTGCTGCTGGTCCTTTAGCTGAAGTGTCTCGACAATTATCTCAGGTTTCATCCGCACTTAACAATGCTGTACAATCATTGGCCTCATTACCTAGCCAAATTGAAAGTCAAGTTAATGCGGCAATCAACAGTGCTCTTAGTACTGCAATTGGTCCAGTGCGAACTCAAGCAAATGCGATTGCAAATGAATTAAATCAGCTTTTACAGTTTTTAAATGATCCCGCTAGATTTCTAGCACAGTGGATCAATATGCAAACATTATTTCCAAATTTGGATCTCCGTTCATTAGTTAATCGTCTATTATCAGGTCTTGGTGTATGCGCCGCCTCTAATTCGCCACCACCATCGACTAATTCTGCTGTTGCCGGACCTCCACCAGCCCAGCAAGCACAACCCCCACAAGCTAATTCTTCACCAAATTCATCAGTCGTTGCTCAAGGGTCAGCACTTCCTATTCCTGTAACAGTGCAACCACTATCTGGCCCACAGCCTTCTTCTGCACAGAATACATTAGGCGCACTTAGATTTCAAGAATCAGCAAGATTAGAAGTTCAAAGATATAGACTTCAATTAGAACGTTCTTTTACGTCTGATCCAACTGAAAGGCAGAGATTGCAATCCGAAATAGATGATATTCGAGACCGTTTATCATCATTAGCAGCTCAACTAGCTAATAAATATACCATTAACGGAGAGGTTTCATGGCAGGTGCAATTAAAACTCCTGTGTTTAAGGATTTTGACCTAAACATGAAGGTCCATCCTGTCACAGGTAAGCTAATAATTAGAAAAAATTCCGAATCTGTCAAACAGGCCATAAGAAACCTTGTATTGACTGATAAAGGTGAGAGACCCTTTCGACCATTATTTGGTTCTGATATCCGATCAAGGCTATTTGATTTATATGATCCGGCAACAGAATCTAATATAACAGCTGATGTAACTTTAGCAATAGAAAATTATGAAGAACGCGCATTATTATTAGGTGTTGGGGTTGCTGGTGATCCTGATAATAATAATCTAAGGGTTAATATAACTTTTCGTACTATAAGCTCTGAAATTCCTAATACTCTTACCCTATCTCTGGAGGCCATACGCTAATGGCTACAAATAATGCGCTAACTGTAACAGGTCTTGATTTTGATACAATAAGATTAAACCTGCGTAATTTTTTAGCAGGCAAGCCTGATTTTGCAGATTTTGATTTTGAAGATTCTGCCATAGGCACACTAATCGATTTGCTAGCATATAACACATATTATAATGCATTTTATGCAAATATGGCTGCTAATGAAGGATTTTTAGATACAGCGCAGATTTACGAAAATGTAGCATCTCGCGCAAAAATGTTAGGGTATCTACCAACTTCAGCACGTGGTCCAACTGCTAATGTTTTGATTAATTTTAGTGTTCTTGCCAATTCTACCTTTAGAACTATATCAATTAACAAAGATACTCAATTTAGAAGTACTGTCAACGGGGTATCTTATACATTCGTCACACCTCAAACATATGCAATATATGCAAATTCATCAAATCGCTTTAGTGGTTATATAAACATCACCGAAGGAACACCTCTAACTCATCGGTTTCTATTTTCAGCATCTAATACATCATTTGTATTACCAAATGCAAATACTGATACATCAAGCATAACTGTTGCAGTCACTACAGCAGGAAATACGCAGACATATATTGTCGCTAATGATCTGAATACTGTCAATGCAATATCTAAGGTATTTTTCATAGAACCAGATCGTGATAAGCTGTATAAGATTAGCTTTGGTGATGGTATAATGGGCGTTAAGCCATCATTTAATAGCACGGTATCGGTATCTTATCGAGTATGTAATGGTATTCGCGCTAATGGTGCGAATAATTTTACTGCTATTGGAACTGTTGGTGGCCAAAATAGTTTTACACTCAGAACAATGAGTCGCGCTAATGATGGTGCGGAACCCGAATCTATCGAATCAATTCGATTTAATGCTCCTCGTTTATATGAAACCCAAAATCGCGCGGTTACGAGAGAAGATTATCGTCGCTTAATTTTACGCGATAATCCTGATCTTGGTGCTGTGAATGTATGGGGTGGTGAAGAAAATGATCCACCAATTTACGGTAAAGTATATGCAGCCGTCAAACCAAAAGTTGGTACTCTAATCTCTACAAATCGTAAAGAACAGATTAAAGCTGGAATCAGACAATATAATGTACAGTCGATTGACTTAGAATTGGTTGATCCGACATATCTTTATGTAGTGCCAACATTAACTACCAGATATGATCCAACTCAAACAACATTGGCTGCTTCTGAAGTTGTCGCAGCTATTGCAAATAAAATTATAAGCTATGAATCTACAAACCTCAATAGATTTGATGGTAGATTTAGATTTTCTAGATTTTTGGATTTTATAGATTCGGCCGATGCTTCAATCGCATCAAGCACAGGTAAGATTCAAGTACAGAAGAAATTTAAACCTTCTACTACAGCACAAAATACATATACCATAACTTTTAATCGAGCATTATTTCATCCTAGTGCAGGGTATGTGTCAGCAGTATCATCTACATCATTTACGTTAGAAGGACAGACATGCTTTTTTGATGATGATGGATATGGTAACCTTAGAGTATATTATGTTTCTCAAGGTTCTAAGAATTTTGTGCGAACTTCAATTGGTACTGTAGATTATGTAAACGGTATCATTAAAATCAATTCATTCCTACCGACAGCTATTGGTAATGGTGGTGAAATCGATCTACGTGTTGAGATCGAAGAATATAACGTATCTCCAGTGCGTAATCAGATTCTTCTAATTGCTGGTTCCAAAATAACTCTGATCAATGATAATACTGGAGCCATCGATGCAAGACTTGAAACAGTATCTACCTTAGGTAATACAACAAGTCTTAATTCATCATCAATCGCACAGCTGACAGCTTATTGATATGAGCATTTCTGGCGCCGAAGAAACCTTTAAAAAGATTTCACCTCTTATTGAATCGCAGTTTCCTGCATTCATAAGAGAGGATGGCCCAAGATTCGTATCATTCCTAAAAGCTTATTATGAATATTTGGAGCAAACTGGAAAAGCTGGAGATGCTACCAGAAGCTTAGTAGATTATCAAGATATTGACCGTACATTAGATTCTTTTGTTCAATATTTTCAGCGCGAATTTATGCTGAATATACCGCAGAATGTATTAGCGGACAAAAGACTTCTTGTAAAGCATATTAGAGATTTTTATCGAACAAGAGGTTCAGAATTTTCATATAAATTTCTGTTTCAAGCATTATTCAATAAAGATATTGAAATTATATACCCTGGTGATTATATTCTTAGAGCTTCTGACGGTCGTTGGGTAAAAGAAACTATAGTTCGAGTAGGTCCCCCATTTAGTGCTAACCCTACCGTATTTGATGGTCAGATTATTACAGGACAGATATCTGGTGCGGTTGCGCGTGTTCAAAAAGTTTCGCAGGTTACAATATTAGGTCAAGAACTATATGAATTTTTGGTTGAAGATGTCACTGGTAGATTTTGGGATGGTGAAATTGTTACAAATCCGCTAGGTGATACGGCCACTGTATCATCTCAATTTGGTAGTGTTGTTGATATAGAACAGATTGATAATCCTGGTGCATTTCACGCGGCAGGTGATAATGTCATCATAACATCGGCCGGAGCGATTGCTTCAGCCAGAGTTACGTCAACAAATGATATTGGTCCAATTTCTTTTAGAATTAATAGAGGTGGTAGCGGCTATCGATTAGGCCAAAGCATCATAAGTTTAACCGGAGGATCAGGCACAGGGGCGGCCGCAACTGTTACGTCTCTTTCAAATACTACATTTGTAAGTTTAAATACTGATGCTATATCACCATTGCGTAATGTTGTGCTTAATACTGGATCAACCTTTGTATCTCTTGGTACTAATACTGCTTCTGTATCTGCAAATTTGGCAACTGCTAATATAAGTTCGGTAATAGGTGCAAAATTAAAATTTGCTAATTCAATTGCCGGTTCAATTAATGCTATATCTGTATCAAGCGTAGGTGTGAATTATACTTCTGAATTACCAACCGTTACAGTTAGAGATCAAGTTGTATTTGAATTAGGACTTCCTGGTCAAAATGGTAGATTTGAAGGAGATGATGCATCAATTATTGCGGTTCGTGCTCCAGGTGCCATAACA